AGTATATAAACCCCAATTGTTAGACCACTTTGAATCTTTTCAACCAGACCACCATGCAAAACGCAAAATTTACAGAATTCACAAAAGGACAGTTCCTCCTTAAAACAGAGTTGAGGTTAGGATTAACCTCAGCTGTTACTGTGGGTATCAACGGATACCACACTATAAAAGACAGGAAGTTAGTAGCTACTAACCTGTCAGGGAATAGTGCCGGAGAGAGACCGGCTCAAGGTGAACTGCCCACACCTTTAGTCCCAAATGAAGTGGCTTTACCGCAAGTAGCCCAATTAGGGTTAGGCTTTACCCCTAGGATGCGCCGGCCCACAACTTGCAGTTCAATTGGTACTATATATGGTAGCAAACAAATCTTTAGGACCGCTACTGTTCAAGCGTCCGTCTTTGGTATGAACAGGGCTTATTTAACTACAGAAGGGGTACCTAGCCCTTCTATGATAGAACGACGCCTAAAAGAGCTTAATGTAGCCACAGAAATTAAAGAAGCCAGGATAGGTAGGTACTTTAATGCAATTATGGCTAGCGGGTTCTATGATAACGCTACATCAGTTTTAGTTTCTGCCTTAATTACTTACTACAAAGCCCTATTCTATGAAAAGAACACATACACAACTTACGACATAGTTATAGGATATGCGGTAGCTAATGGCATCAAGCGTAACGACGCTTATGAAACTATGATTGAACTGCGTAAGTATTTAGTTGATACTACGAAGCAGATGGGGTGTCCTGAAGTGTCAGAATATCTACTCGAATTGGCAGGTAGACTCTCACAGTGGGTATCTGATAGTCAAAGGGCGATGGCAGCACTTACTGCTCAGGGACGTCAGTTTAATGAATCTGACTACGTTTTAGTAATGCCAGTACAAATATGGGAGATGTATACTTATGATGATGGTCACTCTCAGAGTGGATTACAGTTTGGTAGTCACTTTGGCTTCAAGAGTAACCGGTTTTTAAGGGATCCTATAATGGTACAAACTAGCTCACTAGATTTACGTGTCCTAGTAGCAGGTGATTATCAAATACCCCTCAATGACGCCGCTGTTGACTCAGTCGCGAATAGGAAAGGTTATCTCAATTGCTCTGGTATGACAAGAGATGAAATAAAAATATTAAATAAAATATTGTCTGGAAATAAAAGGACTAGTCCCTTTCTCATTGATCAAGACTTAGATTTGGAAATCGGTGAGCAAGAAGTATACGCTTATCACGTAAACCCCATTGATGCACAAGCGGGCCTTACCTATTCCAGTACTATGGTTAAAACATTAATCAATAAGTTGGTCATGAATCATAGGTATTATGAAGACTTACTATGTGCACAAAACTACCTTGTCAATTGGCTCGCACACCCAGCCACGGAGACGGTTGAGGCGCATTGGTGGACTGGGTT